TGACTGCTGGGAGGGTTGCCGGGAATCGCGCATCCGGCACCGTACCGCTCGCGAGATTGGAGGCGTTCAGGTTGGTCAGGTTGGCGCCGCTGACTGCCGGCAGGGTTGCTGGGAACCGTGCGTCCGGAACCGTTCCGCTCGCGAGATTGGAGGCGTTCAGGCTCGTCAGGTTGGCGCCGCTACCCGAGAACGCCCCTGTGGTCGATACGTCACCAGTAACTGACAGACCCGTCGCCGAGAACGTCGCTCGCAGAACCCCCTGAATCGAGACCGAAATTTGTCCAGCAGCCGGGCGGTAAAGCCCGCTGGCCGTCTCCGAGTTGAACGAGATGGACGGGGTGCCCACCGTGCCGTCGGTGGCGCGGAAAGGTCCTGTCATCCCGCCTGCGCCGTTACGCGCGAGCGAGTTCGTGATCTCCGCAGCGACGTCGTTCAGGGTGTTGTTCGCCCACGACGTCTGAATCAGCGTGTTGGGGGACACCGGGTTCCCAGACGGGAGGGTGTAAACTCCTGCGTTGTTCCGAGGCATCTCCTACTCCTATGGACGCTTTCTATGCCGGCCTGATGCGGCCGATCCTTCTGTTGGTGGTCATGTCTCTCGCTGTGCTCATTCGTTTGTCAGCGCAGGCAGCGATACGCCGGGTGCGCGCTGGAGTGCTGCGAGAATTTCGGCCTTCGCTCTCGGAAGAGGCTGCCCGGCCTCCAGAGCTTTCACGATACTGGCTCTGAACGCCTCTGGGTCGCGAAGCAGTAGATCGATCTCCTGCTGCAACATCTCGTCTCCGCGCTTCACGGCGACGTTCCACAGCCTCTCGATGACCCCCGACGCCGGCATCTGGCGGCGCGCGAGAAGGGCGGCTGTGTCCATCAACGTGTTCGACCCTCCGCCGCCGGTGCCTGCGTTCTTCACTCGTTGCGTGATGTTCTGACGGTTCAACGCTTCCAGCGTCGCCGTGAGACGCTGGCGGCTCTCCGGCGTCAACGCGTCACCGAATTTGCTCTCGCCTTTCGACGCGAGAGCCTGACGTAGGCGAGCCTCCGTGACGCGCGGAACCCCGCCGATGTCGCCGGTCCGCAGAACACCCTCCGGCGTCTCGAACGTCTCGCGGATGCCTTTCGCCGACTTCGCGGCCTGAACCGGCACGCTGTCCTTCGCGTAGCCCTCGACGACCTTCTGCCACTTCCCGCCAGTCACGTCGTTCAGGATGCGATCAAGCTCCTGCTTCAGGCTGATGTAGTAGGGGTCGGTGCGCGGGGCTGTGGCGAAGACGTTGTCCGGCGTGCCCTTGATCGCGCCCTGCATGTTTGCGCGAAGGGTCATCAGGTGCTCCGGAGTAATTTCCGGGCCAAGTTCGTCGAGCTGCCGCTTGATCTCAAGCAGCACGGGGCGCATTTGGTTCTGTCCCGGCGGCGACTTTAGAGCCTGCTCGATCTTGCTGTAGAAGCCCTCCAGCTCCTTCGCGAATTTCGTCGGGCGCACGGCAGCCGAAGCCTTGGACTGCCTCTGCATCCAGTTCTCGCTACGTGCCTGACGCAGCCTGTCAAGCTCGTCAGCGTTCTGTGTCGCGCGTTGGATGTTCTCCCACGCTGCGCGATTCGTCGCCTCGTCGAGCTGAGCCCACTGCGCCGGATCGCGCGCACGGCTGGCGCGCTCCAGCACCGCGATCTTCGGGTTCTGGGTGACGCCCGCCGTCGACAGCGGAATGTCCTCCGCCCCCTTCGGGTAGTAGGTCTGGATGTCGGCGACCGCTTGGCGTGCTTCTTTCTCCCCGACGTCACGAAGGATGCGATCGGCGGCGCGCTCTTTCGCGCCAGCCTGAGTCAGAGCCCTCCGAAGCACTTTCGCTCCTTGGACGGCAGCCGGGACGGCGGCCCCGCCGGCAGCGCCGACCGCGGTGTTGACGACCCTCGACTCGTTGTCGAGAGTCGGCTGTAAAGCGCCTGCCGCGCCGCCGGCGAGAGCCGCATCAGCGATTGCTTTCTTCGCGAGGCTCGCGTTTTTCAGGATTCGGCCGCCGGTCAGGGCTTGCGCGCCCTTCACGAATCCGCCGGCCGGGACAGAGAGGGTCGGCAGCACTTCTCCGGCGACCTGAAGGAGCCCTCCTCCGGTCATGTTCTCCGCTGCCTGAGACTTCAACGCCCGCTGCTCGCGCAGCTCCTCGTCACTCGGCCCGCGCCCGACGAGCTGCTTCGCGCCCTGCCACGCGGTGTCGAGCCCGGCGCCGAGATTGATCGCGGCTCGCTGGAGCCACGGACGGGCCGCCTCGTCCGCTTTAAACCGCTCGGCTTGAGCGGCCTGCTCGGCCAGAATTTGCTGCTGGCGCGCAGACTGCTGCTGGACGTGAAAGCTGTTCGCCCACGCCCAAGCCGTGTTGGGGTCGGGAGCGTCGACGTCGTACTCGCGCCCGTCTATCGTCACCGTGTACTGGTTCATCGACTACATCCCCTGCGGAGCAGCCCCACGCGGCCGCACGGCGCCCGGCGGTGGCCCCTGCGGCACGGCCTGCTGCGCGCCCGGCGGGGGAGCCCCGCGCGGACGCACGGCGCCGGCTGGCGCCGTCTGTACGCCCGCATTGAGCGCTGCCCGGTCTTCTTGAGCAGCGGCCAACGCTTTCATGAAGTGGTTCCGCACGATCTGCAAGTTCTGCCTGAACTGCGCGAGGGTCTGCGACTGGTCCAGAGACGCGACGGTCGCCTGCAAAAGGACATGCTCGCGCTCGGTGATCTGGCCGAGAGCTCCGCCCGTTTGCGACGCCGCGCGGATGTTCGCGAGAGCCTGAAAGCCGATGTTCGCGCGGATCGTTTCGAGTACCGCTTGCAGGTCTCGCGCTTGGTTCCCCGGGAGCCTGCGCAGAAGATCGCCCACCGTTCCGACGGTGTTGTTTCCGATCAAGGCCGCGGCCCGGTCGATCGCTTTCAGGCTGTAGTCCGCCGTCTCCTCGACGTTGCGGATCGCTGCGATCTTCTTCTGCTGCTTTTCCGCCTGTTTTTCTTCGGACTCTATCCTCCGGCGGTCTGCTTCGTCAGCGCGGATTTGGAGACCCCACTGCTGGATTGCGAGCCCTTGCATCCGCAACGCCGTAGTAATTTCATGCGCCTGCCTGCGCGCTTCGTCCGCCAGTTGTCGGGCTCGCTCGCGCTCTTCCGCGTTCACCGCGCGCTGCGCAAGCTGCTCATACCGATTCGCCTGATTCAGCAACGTCTGAGCTCGCTGCTGCGTCTCGAAGGTCGGGTCTTGCACGAACTGCCCGCTCGGATCGACAACACCCGCTTTTCCGACAGCGATTGGCTGACGTAGCGCGATCGACTGCTTCAGGAATTCTCCACCGAGAGGGCCGAACTCCTTCCCGGCCTGCTGCGCAGCGAGCGCAAGCGCGAGCTTGCGCCTCGCGCTTTCTTGGTTTCGCCCCATCTGCGCGATCTGAGCCGAAGGGTCGACCGGTGCGTTGAGAGCCTCCATCCCTTGGGAGTACAGGTCGTCCGCCTTCTGCTGAAGTTCGTCAGCATAGGACCTGCCAAACGGAGGCGGGACAGGAGCCCTACGCAGCGCGAGCGACCGCAACAGCCTCGGGTCCGGGCTGAAGAAAGGGTTGTCCTGATCGATGAACGGGTTCATCAGTATTCATCCCACGGGGTTCCCGCACCGGCAGCGTAATCGACGGCAGGGTCAGCGCCGGGGCGGCGGCGTTTCGTGAACCCTTCGAGTGCAGAGCGGCGTTTGCGGAAAAGCTCCTGCTCGTCCTTGTCCGTCTTGTAGTCTCCGTAGATGCCAGCGAGCTGCCCACCAAGCGTCGCGACATCCTGCCACGGGCTCGTTGGGATGTAGTGGCCCGAAACTATCTTCCCATTCCCGTATGGGGTGTTCCGTAGCGCTTCAGCGCGCGAGCGCATGCGCGCTAGCTTCTCCTCCTCCGGCCTCAAGGCTCCGATTTCGAGGAGATACGCAAGCAGGTCTTCGTCGGTTTGGTTGTCGTAGTTCATGTCACACCTCGTTGTAGTCCACGGCCAGCAGGCCGCCGATGTTCACCACCGCATGAGCTGGGGCCTCCTGCGCGATGACGCCGATCTGAGTACGTCCTCCCATCTCGTAGATGTAAAGCGGCGTTCCGCGCGCAGTCTCGCCGATGCGTTTGATCTTCGATTTCAGACGACGATCTGAGAAGAACATCCCGGCGATCTGAGCCGCGGTTCCGACCGTACCGAGCAACCCCTGCCTCCGCGCTTGCTGGTTCGCGAGCATCGCGTTGTACTGTCCGAGCTGCGCTTGGTACCCCATGTCCGCGGCCCCGAGAAGGTTGGGCGTCTGTGCTAGCCCAGCGGTGTTGAAGCTCGGCATCTGCGGTGTTCCGACCTGCTGTCCAGTCAGAAGAGCGTTCAGTTCGTTCAACGGTTGAGAACGAGCCGCCTGCTGTTCTGCGATCGCTTGTTGCCGCAGACGTTGCTGGAATTCCTGCTCTTGCAACATCTGCAAGAAGTTCTGCTGGTTCGCAGCGAGCTGATTGCTGAAGTTCTGCTGCAACGCCCGGTTGTAGAAGTCGGCCATCGCTTGGTTCTGACCGAACTGCTGCGCCTGTGCTTGGTTGATGAACTCCGCCAAAGCCGCGTTCTGACCGAAGCGCTGCTGCTGCGCTTGATTCCAGAAGTTCCCGGCGGTAACGTCCATCCCTTGCAGACGAGAAGCCTCTTGCCCCGCAAGTTGCGCGGCGTTGAAGATTGCTTGGTTGTAGGCGTCGTTCCGCGCCCGCTCGAAGTTCCCCATTTCGCGATTCCACGCCTCGCTCCCGCGCGCGATGCCGCGATTCACCAAAGACGCCTCAAGGTCGCTGGCTTGTTGGCTGAAACGCGGGTCAAGACGAGAAAGTGCTTGCTGGTAGAGAGCATCACCAGCCTGGGACGCGTAATCTTTGCTTCCGCCGACGTACCTTCGAATCGGCCCACCACCAGCGAAAGAACGCGCGATGCTGCCGGGGTCTTGGATGAACCCCAGAGCTTGCGGGGCCGGACCAGTGAGCTGAGCCTGAACACCTTGAGACGCGGCCGGCAGGTTGCTCCAGTCGAACGGCTGCGACATCGAATCGCGAACACGCCCAAGGAACGTCTCCGCCTGATTGCTCAATCCCATCTGGACCGCCATCTGGGAGTCGAGAGCGGCCTGCTGCTGTGGGGACAGATTCAGGCGGCTGGTCCACTGGGTCACCTTCTGCCCAGTGGCAGGGTCGATGACCGCATTCGCTTCCCACGTCTGGGTTCCCCACGGAGTCTCTATCGTGGGACGGTTTGCCCACGTCTGATTCGTCAGGTTCTTTTGGTTTTCTTCCGCTTGTTGCCGCGCCAGACCGAGATAGTCGGGTGGCGGCGGTGGCGGCAGTGCCCTTCTACGGCCCATTTACTTCCCCTTCTTCTGCAGCCAGCGGCAGTCCTTGCGCCGCATTACCAAGATATGAAGAGCCCCGTCGGGGTGCGCATCTTCAATAACCGTCTGCGTCTTGAACCCGAGATGATGGCCCAACCTTAGCGCCTCCTTGCTTTCACTCGAAACGACGCCAATAACGACCTTGCAATTACAGACGTTGAACGGGTAGTCGAAAGCCGCGCGCAAAAAGGATTTGGTCATCCAGTAGTCGCCCTTCGACGCGACGTGCATCTCGATTGAAGTGCCGGTGTAGTTGTCGTACCCAACGACAGCGACAAGCTCACCATCCTTCTCCCGACCGATGCAGACGAAGTGCTCTGTCGTGGCAATCCCGGTGCGCGCGACGATGAAGTCTCGCATCTCCTTCTGAGTGGCCATTACATCGGCCCTCCCGGTTGGATGTTGATGATCGAACCCGCGTACTTCGTCCTCGGCAACCCACGCAGCCCGACGCGGAGTGCCCCGTAGTAGCCAACGCCGGACAGACCGGTCCACGCCTCAAACGTGTTGGAGCTTCCGGCCCAGTTCGCTTGGTTCCATTGCGACTGGTCCCACTTCGCGCCGCTCGGCGGAACGTACCCCGGCGACCCGCTGATCGTGTCGAACGTGAACTGCGTATTGAGCCGAATCGCGACGTTGGGCGCGTCAACCGAGTTGATGATCGTACGCACAAGCTGAAAGCACTTCAGCACCCCGGGCTGCCCGTAATCGTAGAAGGCACCCTGAATGTCGCCCTCGATCGTGCTCCCGGCCGCGCCAAGCCGCGTCTCACCGTCGGTCTCCTCGTCCTCCGTGAAAGCGAAACAGACGCGCCCGTCGTCTGTGCCGAAGACGAACTGACTGCGCCAGATGGTAGAAGACAGGATCGGCACGCCATCGAACGTCGACCACGCCGCAGTCGATACGTTCATCACCCACTGCCTCCAGTAGCCGTCCACCGTCTTCGGCTCCTTAACGATGAGAATGTCGAGAGGCGCGAAATGATGAATCTGCCACGTGTCGGCACCGTTTCCTCGATTCGACGTAACGGCTGGCCCGATGGCCGGAGCGATCTTTCCGGTGATTGGGTTCGAGATGACCGAATCAGTCCACCGCCCTCCGACGAGCATGCTCAAGGACACGAGACCCTGATCGCACACCGCATAGATGTCGATGCCGACCTTGCGCCAGAAGTTCGACCCTTTCGGGAAGCGCCCGACCTTCCACGCACCGATGAGCTGGAAATTCGCGGCGTTCGATGGGTCGTACCCGCCGTAGACGATGATATCGCCCTCGCTCCCGAACACGACCATGTTGTCGGTGATGTCGAGACCGCCGTCCTGCGTGAAGGTGTCGATGCCGACGATCTCCCCGCCGTGCTTGAGCTGAGCACCGAAGTCGAACGAGGACAGAGCACCTTGAACCGAATCGAGCGGGAGATAGTAGGCAGCCGATCGCCCGCTGAACGTGAACCACAGGCGCTTTTTCCAGACCGCGATCGACGTGATCTGCGTGATATTCGGCGGCCCGTTGGTCAGGTTGTTGGTACGGTTGACCCAACCGCTCGTAGAGTCGTACGTCCAGTAGCCGCCGCCCCTGTTGACGGCGCACAGGTAGTTCACGTTCCCGTTCTGGAACTGGACGAAGTTCCAATCCGCGCTCGCCCCTGTCACCGTCTGCATCGACGTCGGGTTGTCAGCGCTGTTCGTGACATTGAAGATGCGATCCGATACGAACGCGAAGAGCCGATCGTCGATTGGGTTTGCCGCAGCGTAGGCAGCGACTGCGTTCACGGTCGTGTCGCCCCCAACGGAGAGGCCCGTCACGTGCTCACGCCAACCTCCGCGCAGCTCCACACCGTTCGCGCGACAGATGACGTTCTGCAACACCGTCGCATCGGTGGCGGGCATCGTCATGTAGGTGTCGCGAAAGTTCAGGCCGCCGAGCGGAGTCGGGACCGGCATCATCGCGTTGTTGCGAGCGGTCGCGACCTTTCGGCTATGCCCACGCGGCTTGACGATCGGCTGCAGCGGCATGCGTCACGATCCGATTCCAGTGATCGGGACGCTATGCGCCCCGATGGGGACGAACGGCGGGTAGAGGCCGGCCTTCTTCATCGAGAGGACGGGGGCGCCCTCCAGACGAGCGACGCGCGAGTCGAACGCGCGGTTGAAGTCGTTCGTCGCTGCGGAAGCGTCGAACTGCATCATCTCCAGCCACTTCACACGAGCGAGGCACTTCAGAACGTACTCATCGAAGCCGATGAAGATGTCACCGTTCTTCGAGGCGACGTTCTTAAAGGTCGTCGGGTCGTCCGCGTCCTTGACATACCCCTGCGACAGGTACTCCAACGTGAACGACTGCGCGCTCGACGGCGGGTTAAGGAAGTAGATTTTGCCGTTGAAGTAGCGCCACATGAGACGGATACTCACGTACGGCGCGATCGTCTTTATCGTCTGCCACGTACGCGGCAGCAGGGGGCCGATCGCCGGCATCCGGGTCGTAGCGCTGTTCTCGGTCTGGAAGATGAACGCGAAGAAGTCCTCCGGCAGGTCATAGCCCTTCTCGGCCTGACCCGGGAAGTCCGCCTGCACGCTGATAGAGTGCGAGCGAATCAGCTCCGGCCATGCGTAGAGGCCGGCGAGCTCCTTCGCGGCATCGTTGGCAGCCGCCACCATGCGGATCACGCCGGTGTCGGTCGACCCGGCGGCATCCGCGATCGAGCCCGCAAACCCTACCCTCTGAGCGACGTGGTTGACGACAGCGGACAGGGTTGCGGTGTTCTCGATCTGGAAAGGCACTCTTTACTCCTCCTGCTTCTTGCGCATCTTCGCGAGCTGCGCGCGAAGCTCCGCGAGCTCTTGGTCGCGCTTCCGCAGCTCTCCCATCACCTCGGCGGCGACCTGCTCACGCGCACGCTCGATCAGCTTCTCCGGCGAATTCGTCGCGTCGAGATACGCTTGCGCCTTCTGCTTGAAGGACTGCAAGCCGCTGATCTTCTGCGCCACAGCGTCGCTCACGCTCGCGAGCTGCTCGACGGTGTGGACGTTGAAGTATTTCAGGTCCTCGACCAGCGTCGCAGGGATGAAGCCGACGGAGCTCAACGGGGTCCCGACCTGCTGAGCCTGCCCGGCGACGAACCTCTCGTAGTGCTTCCTGAACCTCTCGATGTCCTGCTCCGAAGCGATGCGGTCGATCTGAGAGAGCTTGTCACCGGGGACGAAAATTTTGATGAAGACCTCGTCCTTGTGGATCGGGCGACCCGCTTTCACCGATTCGGCCTCGTTCAGCACCGGCTTGCGGTAGAACTGGACGTACAGTTTCTCGTCGCCGACGTAACGCGACTCGCGCTCCTGAGCATCGTCGTACGCACTCGCGTCGAAAGCGGAAAAGTCGGTCGGTTGCTTTTGCAGCTCCCGGATTTCTTCGATGGTGGGCATGGATTGCTCCTATGGTTGGGGGTTGGCGCGCGGAGGGTCTTAGCCCTCCGCGCTTTTCTTCGATTACAGCGTCGCGCCGACAGACGGGAACGTCAGAACGGCCGTCTCGTTGGTCGCCTCCGCGCCGCCGGTCGCGGTGCCGAGCACGACACCGTTGATGGCGCGAGAACCGGCGGTGCCAGCACTCTCAACGACGCCGGCAGTCGCCGTCGTGTTCAGGCGGGTGCCCTTGGCAGCCGAGGCCACGGTGCGCAGCGGACCCTTGCCATAGACTTGGAACCAGCCGTACTCGTTGACCGCCAGAGGCGCTTGCGCGACAGCGACACGCGAGCCGTGCCCGAACTGGCCGGGAGCGGTGTTCGCGGTCGTGATATGCGCGAAGGTGTACGGGGTGCTCTGCTCGACCACAACGTAGCCGCGGCCCGTGATAGCGGCAGCCGCCCTACCGTAGATGTACAGCTTGCTCGAACCGTCTGAAGGATCGACGACGAGACCGAGAACGCCGAGAGTGAACTGGGGAACGGACGAGGCTACTCCAACGTCCGCGGGGCTGATGCCGATAGTACCTTGCATGGTGTTTCCTCCTGATCTTTCCGTGGCTGGTAAAACAGGGGTGAGCCGCGAAGCTCACCCCAACCCACCCACCACGAGGGGTTATTACGGACGGTTGTCGACCACGCGGCCTTGGAACTGAGCTCCACTGCACGCGAGATTGCCTGCCCACGCCAGAATCTGGACCTCCGCGTCTTGGTTGATCGCGTACCGCTTGTTGGGCGACAGCGGGACCATGTTGCGCCGGCTATGCGGGCGGAGGAACAGGTACTTCGTGTTCAGGAAGAAGGCAGTCTTCGACGGGCAGAACCCACCGATACCACCGTCGAGCACGACATCCGCGTCCATGAACTTGATCGTCGGGAAGCCGAACGACGCCGTCTTCGGGTCGGTGAAGCGCTGCTGCGCTTGCAGCTCGCTGACGTAGTTGTTCCACATGATCGTGTCGACCACGATAAGGTCGGGACGATCCACGCCGCGAACGAGCTTCGACCAGATGTCGTTGAACGTCTTCTGCACCGGAGTCGAAGCGGAGACGTAGGTGTTGACGTCCGCCACCTTCGAGCGCCAGAACGTCCACGTCGCACGGTCGATGCCGCCATAGACGCCGGAGTTCGGAGAGACAGGAACCGCGGCATTCAGGCCGGTCAGTTCCTTGCCGCCGAATCCCGTACCGTCCGCGTACACACCGCCCGCCAGCTTGTTCATCATCGTCGCCTCCGCGACGGCGATGCGCGACTCCAGCAGGTCGATGAACGCCTCCTTGCCGCTGTTTTGCAGGTCTTCCAGACCGCTGATGACGACAGGGCACGCGAGCTGCTTCCACGCGAATTCGGCAGCGCTGATGACGTCCTGAGCCGCGACCGGAAGCAGGTCGTAGCCCGAGTACCACCCGGCGTTGCCGTTCTCGGCGAACGACAGCTCTTGGAAGATGACGTTACCGCCCGAGGCCGGTTTGACGTTGCCGCGCTCGTTCAGCTTCGCCAGCAGAGCGTTGTTCTTGGTGACGTTGTCCGCGATCGTCCGCGAACGATTTTGGATGGTCGTCGCGACGATGTCGCTGACGTTTGCGAAAGCCATGATTTAGCTCCTTCGGTCAGGTTGCAAAAGGGAGATGCTGCTTTACCCTATCGCCGCTTGGCATCCGTGTTCAGTGGATGGCACGCGCCTGTCAGCTTTGGGCTGTTCGGACCTGTTCAGTGGTGACCCGTCGGGTCCACACTCCCGTCCGCCGGAGGAATCAACCGGCCTGCGCCGCGATAGCCTGCTCGATGCTGGCCCGGATTGACGGAGCTGCTCCGCCAGCGGGTGCTCCTCCCGGAACACCAGACGCAGGGCCTCCGGCCACGCTGACGGCGGCCGCCTTAGCACGTTGGGCGGCCGCCGTCAAGCTCTGCGCGGTGTTCTGGAGCTGAGCGTTGCTATTTCGCGACATGATAACAGACCGGACGTCTGGGTGCAATTGGCACGCCTGAGCGTAGGCGTCCTCGTAGGAAAGCTCGTACCCGCGGCTGGCCGCCACCTCGATCAGGTCGGCCATGATCTCCCGGACGTCCTCGAAGAACTCGTGCTTCGGGTCAGCAGCGAACTGCTCTAAAGACTGAGTCTCCTTCTGGTAGGCGGCCTGAAACGCCTGCTGGCGCTGCTGCTGAATCTGGCCCAAGAGCTGCTGCACCGGCGCGAGCTGCTGCTGGATGAGCTGCTGTACCTGAGGCAGGATTTGCTGGTCGGCAGCGGGCTTCTGGCTCTGCACCGGCAGCCCGGCCAGAACGCTGTCGAGCATCTCGATGTCGACCCCGAACTGCTGGATGAGGCTCGCGACCACCTCCGCTTTAAATTTCGGGCTTCCGTGCGTCAGAGCGTTGCTTGCGTACAACAGATTCCCGACGAACTGGAACGGGTCGCCGCCGTTCGCCTGAATCAGGGGGATGTACGGCTGCAACACCTCCGTCATCCGCTGCGTGAACTGGCGGGCGCCGGCCGTCTGCTGCAACGCTTGCTGAATCTCCTTCTCGCGCCGGATGAGCGCCTCCTGAAGGACCGGGCTCGCCGACATGAACGCTTCGCGTTCGGCGGGCTTGAGAGACTGCGGCGGGCGCAACGTCTTCTGCTGCGGCTGCTCCGCGGGGGCCCCTTCGGCGGGCTTCTTCGCGGCGCCCGGCGCCTTCGGTGCCGGCGGTGCCGGAGGCAGTCCCGGTTTGGGTACGTCCGTTCCCTGTTTGGGAGCGAAGGTGCCGTCCGGGTTACGCGGACGGTCGATCTTCGACTCGCCGGCTGGAGGCGACGGTTCGGGCGTCTCGCCGGCGCCGCCTGTGGATGCACCGGAGGGCTCCGCGGCCGGTGGCGGCGGGCTCGCCGGTGTGGTGGATGAGGCGGAGTCGACTGATTCGATGGCCGACTCCAAGGTCTCGCGGATGGTGGGTTCTTCCATGCTTTTCTCCTTTAGAAGCTCTGGTTGTCTTCGCCGTTGTACGGAGCGTCGAGAGCTGACGCCGCTCCGATACCGTAAAGCGGCCCTTCCTTGCGGATGAGATACCTGCGCACCACCTCACGCGGCGAAAGGCCGGTGATCCTTGAAGTGCGCTCGATCGCTTCGTTGATGTGCTGAATCATAGGTTTCCCTTCTTCTGCGCCCTTCACGCCGACCCACAGCACGGATTGGCCCTCCGACATCGGGTCTCCCGTCTTCGCGAGGAAGCGGCGCACGGTCTCTTCCGCGGCGGCGTAGTCGGTCGGCGCTGATTCCTTCGGGTAGATGAGGCTCATCATCTGTTCATCGATTGTTCCCCGATTGGTGTGACCCATGAAGTTCGCAGAGAAGTTAAACCTCTTCGGGTCGGTAATCGGACTCAAAGGTTCGCCTCCGAACTCCATCTTGTTGAACCGTTCTGCGTTGGTCTTGACCCCGTATTTCCCGGCCTTTATTGGTGCGGGGATTTCGGTGATGTTCGTTGGAATCGGCTCTCCACGCAGAGCCTTGAGGCGAGCATAGTGCGCGAACAGAAGGTTCCCCGTCGGGTCCATACCTCCGGTTGTCGCTGCGAGAGCATCCATATCTTTCCGAAAAGCCTTACGCCCAAGCTCTGGGCCGAGCTCGTCGATGAACTCATCTTCGAGTTGCTTCAACCCGTACCACAATCGAGAGCCCGGTGTCTCATTCCCGGCAGCGTATGCGGCTTCGAACCTTTTCCTCGTCTCCGGCGTGTCGTACTTCTTCAGCCACGCCTCATGCGTTATGTCTTTCACCGGGCGCGACATGTTGGTGTTCCCTTCGATCGGATAGTTACTCGGGTCGACGTACGACCTCTTCGAGACATCGAAGTAGGGTTGGTACTCGCCACGCTTGATAGCCTCTTGCGCTTTGCGGCGCTCTTCAGCGAGCCAAAGCGATTCTGGCGTATCCCCGCGCGATAGGTACGACTTTCCCTTCTTCGTGTCGAAGATCGTCACGGGTTCGCCGATTTCAGGATACCGCTCTTTCAACGTTGCGCGCATCACTTCGGGATCGAGTTTCTCGATCTCCTTCGTGATATCTCCTTTGTAGTTCGCCCTCTTCCCTTTGAGGGCCGCAGCTTGCGCCGCGGCTTTGATCTTCGCCGCGAGCTTCGCTGCGCCCTTCAACGCGCCGCCACCAGCGGCCTCGGCGTCTCCAGCGTAAGCCGCACCAGCGAGAGCTCCTGCACCAAGACGTACAGCCTTCCCAACCGGCCCGGTGGTGACCATCAGGGCGGCATCGCTCAACGTCTGAGGGACGACAACATCGACGACATCAGGCAAAGTGATGGCTCCGGTTCTATCCCCCTCCTCACGAATCTCACGCCACCACCTTGGTAGCTCTTTCGTTATGACCTCCCAAGGGGTGCGCGTCGGAAAAAGGTCGCGCTGGAAGTCGCTCATTCTGTCGCCCTCTCGATGATGCGAAGCTGCCGAAGAAGCTCCGCTCGGTTCGTTCTCCCAAAGATCAATTCATCCGGCAGAAGCCCAGTCTTCTGCGGAGCGTACTCCGTCTCCGCCGGGCTCGCTGTCCTGTTCTTCGCCCCGTACGGTCCGAAGTTCACCCACGAGTTCTGGCCTCTCGTCTCGCTCGCCATAGCGCGAGCAGCCTTCGGTGAGTACATCCCCATATGCTGCTGAAACGCGTTCTCCTCCCCACGAGCGCGGAACCCGACGCCCTGCTTCGCGTGACCAAACGCATCATGCACGGCACGGAATACGTCGTTCGCCGTCACGTCTTTCCCGCCCCACTTCTCACCCACTCGCATCAGCAGCGGGTTCCCGGACACATCGACAGCAGCGCTCGCCGGCCCTCCGAACCCTTCTTCGGTCGGAAAGACGTACATCCGCTTGTTCTGGACCAAGTCCTTGATCGCGTTCCTCGGGTTGCCGTACGGGTCTTTGCCCGGAGGCATGAACTCGAAGCGGAAGCCAGCTCGACGGAGGGCCTCGTACTGTCCCATCGTCTCCTCGATCATCGCCCTGTACGCTTCGCGGACCGCCGGATTCGTCGGGTCGTGCTTCATCTCATCGTACGCACGCGCAACGCGCTTCGCGAACTCCGGGTCGACCTTCACGAACTCGGTCTGCGGCCGGTATTCGATTCCGGCATCGCGCATGTAGCGCTCGGCGGCCTCCTGAAGAGGGCGAAAACCACCGGTCGTCTGCTCAATGCCTTCACCGACCAAGTCCCACCCCCTCTGAGACGGTGGGACGATCGGTTCAACACCCGGAGCAGTCGCGACGCGGTTCCGCAAAGCAGCCAGCTTCGCTGCGATCTTCCCGGTCTTCAGGAGCCCTGCCATTCTCAACGCCTCCGCCTCTTCTCCAGTTCGTAGATGGCGCGCTCCACTGCTTCACGACGCGCACGATGATCACCCCCCGTGGTGTAGTAGTCGGCGCGCTCTTTCGCGGCGCGCTCGAAATGGTTGGTGAAGTCATCGACGGTCGTCAACCCATGCCTTCTCATGTACTCGCGATGCTTCGATCGCGAACTGATGTCCGTACCATCCGTCGCGCGCAGCCCATCGTAGTGGCGATCGTTCCACAGCAGCCCGTCGGCCTTGTGGTGGTTGAACCCGCCCCTGCCGTGCTTCGTGTAGTACGACTCGGGCAGCTCGTCGACACCCTTCTCGTACAGCTTGCCCTCGAAGTAGACGTAGGTCCGGCGCGCCATTCTCGCCTCTCAATGCTTGCTCTGCCTTGCGTAATGGATGATGCCCGTCAGGATGCGCACGATCTCGATCGCCGGGTCGGTCGTCCGATCGAAAGGCGGAAGACCGATCATGCCGAGAGCACGATCAAGCTCCGCGAGAGCGTAATCAAGGTCCGACACGGCGTCGACCGGCGCAGCGGACAGGAGATACACCCTCGTGTCGCTCATCGCGTCGCCTGTTCGACGGCTCGATCAATCTGACGCTGCCGACCGGCCATCGCGCGCCCAGCGCGCTCGGCTGCGCCGCTGCCAAGGTCTTCCGGCTTCGGCCCTCGGCGCTTGAGAGCCTCGATCTTCGCTCGAACCCTGTCGGCGAACGACTGCATGAGCGATTGCTGCTGTTGCTGCTGTTCGTGCATTTTCGGCTCCTAGTGGAGAAGAAGCAGGAACTCGGCGTCCTTGCGTCGTTTCCTGATGAGAGCGCGCCGACGCTCTTCTTCCATGATGAGCGCGCGGCGGCGCTCCTCTTCCTGAATCAACCTGTTCGCCGACTCGATTGCTGCGCGAATCGCGTTCTCCGCAACGATCCGCACACGCTCGAAATCGATCTGCGGCGGGACGTAGATGTAGCGGCCGGAGCTGGAACGAACCGTCCTTGTCTCCTCGCTGATCTCGATCGCGCCTCCGCTATCCGCGGAGCCCTCGACAAGATCGCGAACGAGCTTTGCGAGATGCTCCGCACCCTCGCGCTCCCTCTTCTCGCGCTTCTTCCGCTTCTCCTCCGCGTCGTCCCACCGGTTCAGGTCAACCGGAGGGGGCGGGGGTGGTGGTGGGCCGTCGACCTGAAAGGCCGAAGCCTGAAACGCTGAGAGCTGGAATGCACCGGCCATCTGTTAGCTTTTGCGCAGCTTGTCGGCAGCGACGAACTCCTTCGCCACCTTCACCGGAACCGGCGGTGTCTTGGAGCCGGGCGGCTTCCAGCCGTGCGCGACAGCGCGCATGAGTCGTGCTTGCTTTTCGGTCTTGGATGGCATATCGTCCTCCTTACTCGATGAGGTAAATTGCCGGGCACACGCCGGTGCCGTCGGACAGCGAACCGGGCGCTGGATCGGGCAGCGTTGACCCAGAGCCCGCGACGAACAGATACGTGATGGCGCCAGTGCTGTTGACCTGTCGACCAAGCGCCACCTGACACGAACCAACAGCAAGCGCGCGGATGACGGCGGCCGCAGAGCAGATCACCGACACCCAATACAGGGTGCCGGCGGTCAACGTGACAGATGACGCGAAGTTGCCCGTCTTGTCACCCGTCGAACCCGTGTCAAGCGTCGCAGTGATCTGCGCAATCCGTGCGCCCGGCACGTCGTTACCGCCTGATTGCGTGTTCGCGTAGATGCCAAGGTTCGCCGCTCCAGAGGCGGCCGTCGTCACGCTGATGCGCAGACTGGGCAGCGTAACGTCGCGCGGTACGACGAGCGGGATGAAATACTGCCTTGACGCGGTGAGCGTGATCGTGCTAAGTGCAGTGCCGCCGATGTCACCAGCGATCTTCGGCGTGGAAGTGCGCCTCGGATACGCGATGCTCGGGTACCCGCCGCCTCCCCCTGTCGCCGAAAGCGTCAGCGTCCGGTTCGCTCCAGAGCCGGCAGGCGTGATGGTGATTCCAGACCCGGCGATAAGCTCCGCCTCGGTCTCCGCTCTCGCCGCCGCAGCGAAGTTGCTGATCGTCGAAGCTGTCTGCGTGCCGGTGTGGTTCGCTCTGTTCAGCAGGAACGAGTCGCTGCTGTTAGCGGTCGCCCCGGCCTGAATTCCGTCCAGCTTGTTCTTGTCCGCACCCGTCATGAAGCCGGCTGCGCCATTCGGGACGGCGTTCGCGTGCGCAGCACCTCCGCTCCCGACGTGCGAAAGCGGCGCAGCGTCGGTGATTCCGTATCCAGCGAGCGTCGTCGGCGTATTTCCGACCTGCGTCCACGAGATGCTTAGCGCGGACTGGTGCTGCGTGACGTTCGATTGCGCGATCCGGGCATCCGCGAACGTCCCGGACGTGATATCGGCAGCGCTGTGGGTGTGCGAAGAAGGCGCAAAGTCGCCAGTGGACGAGTAGGCGGCGCTCCCGAGACCCAGAAAGCCCGCCACGGCGGAGCTATCAAGCTCCTCGACGGCCCCGTTCCCCGACGATACGCGGCCAGCGAGGCGGCCGCTGTTCATCGTCGCGACCAGATCAGCGTTCCATCGGCTCGGAGTGACCTTCCCGGCCGCGAAATCAGCCGGATCGTCCGGTATCGCGCTCGTGTAGGCGTGGTTGACCTTGAAAGTCATTGCAGCGGCATCCCTTGCGGCAACGGAAGCGGTTCTTCATCCTCTTCGATGACCTTGACGATGTCACCGTTCGCGTCACGGACCGGAGTTCGCACCCTTCGCGGGTTCTTCTTGTTCTTCAGCTCCTCGATTCCGCTTCCGAGCTTCGCCAAAGCCTCGTTCAGAGCCATCATGTCGGAGCCTCCGACGATGTTGAGAGGCGGAACAGGCGACTGCGACTGCTGAACTTGCTGCAATTGCTGCTGTAGCTGCTGCAATTGCGCGCGCACGTCGTCGCGCTGCTGCGCGATGGTGTCGGAGATGAGCTGAAGCTGTTGATTGAGCTGCGCGAGATGCTGCTCCATGCCTAGCTTCAGCAGCTCGATCTGATGCTTCGACGCTTGGATGTCGCGCTGCGTGTCGCCGCGGATCATTTCGACGTCGATGCGGTTCTGTGCGCGCAGTTTCTCCAGCTCCAGCTCGATCGGCGGCTGCGGCGGCTGGCTCGCGCCCTGCTTGATCGCGTCCATCGTCTGATCGATGACGCTCTCGACCTCCTTGCCGACCTTGAAGCCCGCGATCGCCCATTTGACGAGCTCCAGAACGACCCCGGCAGCCTGCGGAGCCTGCTGCACGAGAGGCATCGTGCGCTCCATGAACACGCCAAGCGCGTCGAGCATCTGGGTTCTCGACTCCCGCTCCTGCGCGTAGTCGATCGCGGCCATCGTATCCGGGTCGATCGAGACCTTCCACTCGAAGTCCTCGAAGCTCTTGATGAGCTGGATCGCTTGCGGCGCGAGCTGAGCGTCGGCTGTGGCCTCGATGTTCGACCACTTCGCGATGCTCTCCGGCTGGCAATGACGGCTGATGATCTCCGCCTTGATGCGGCACGCGAACGCGACCCAATCCGCGATCTCGCTCATCGTGAACTGGATGCGCGAGCTCCCGAATTGGGCCTTGAGCTTCTGAGCCCCGAGCGTCTCGTCCGGGTCCGTTGCACCGCGCATGATGTCGCTGATGCCGAGCACCTCGTAGAGCTGCTGCTGGGCGGATGCAAGCTCGACTCGAAGCTGCGCGATGACGTTCGCGATCTGCTCGATTGGGACCCACGAGATGGTTCCCTGAACTCCGCCCTTCTCCGCGAAAGCGGCCCAGTTGTCGACAGGGATCAGCGACAGCTCGCTGCCCTCTTGGAACAACCTCTGGACGCTTCCTTTCGTGTTCTGGTCGTACAGGCCGGCCACTTTGCACGCCTTCACGAGCCACGAGATGCGCATGTTCAGTTCGTCGATCTGCGTGTAGACGTCCTGCGCCATCGCGTAGTCGCTCTTCGGCATGAAGCGCGAGCTCGTGAGATTCGCAGCGAGCGGCTTCGGACACGGGAAGAAGCCTTCGAGTTGCAGCGGGTCGTCGCGGACATCGAGAATCACCGGGCAGCCCGGGCTGTACCAGTAGACCTTTTTCTCGTCCTTGCACCAGATTTCGTAGACGCACGCCTTCGACCACGCTTCGGACTGCACGTCGATCGGGCTCTCCGCCTTCTTCTTGTTCGTGTAGTTGAGCTGGCACGCGATCGTCTCACCGAACCGCTTCACAGCTTGGTCTTTCGTCAGATACGTGCGACGAGAGACCCACCGGCATTCCTCCCACGTGCGGCAGGGCGACCAGTCAAAGTCCTCCCAGTACACGTAGTCGATCGGGACCGACTCCTCCTTGATGACCTCCGCCTCGATCGGCTCGCCCATCGGCGCGCCCGTCACCGGGTCGATCGCGGGCTCGATCGTCTGCTTCTCGATCTCGACCTCGTAACGGACCCACACCTGACCGAGACCGACGATGAGTCGGTCCTTGATCGCTTGCTTGAACGCCTCGCGATCGAATTTCCCGTCGTCCTGCAACCCGCGATTCAGGATTCGCTCAAGGATGACGCCAGCGACGCGCGAGACGTCGTCCTGCGCGTCCTTGTGCATGCGGCTGACGTCGACCTTCGGCGGCCGCGCAAACAGCGCGGAGAGCAGAACCTGCGTCGTCGACCAGAACAGGTTGACGTTCTTGCGCTGGTCGTCGAAGAGCCCATCGCGGTTGTCGAGATACCTCTGGACGACGACCTTCGACTTCTCCTTGAAGGTCTTCAGCTCCTTCCCAGCAGCCTCAAGCTCCTTCGCCCACAGCTCCGCCATTCCCTGCGGCGTCTTGTCGTAGCTGCTCGGCTGGTTGCCATACGCGACGTCTTCCTTTTTCATACGCGGCTACTCCTCGTCGGCGCCGTATCCCAGAGCTCCTCTAAAGCGAATCCGCGATCGGCCGTCCTCGCGAATTGCTTGACTTCCTTCGGGGTCGGCAGCGCGATGCTGCGCGACTCCATCGTGAGCGCGCCGTACGAGAACGCATCGCTACCGTGCGAGGCCCAGTTGTGGTCCGGGTTCTTGCTGTACGTCCGACGCTCCTCGTCGTACTCGTACTGCCAGTCTCGCAACGCTTTCAGGCCGATCTCGCACGTCACCGCGTTCCAGACCGTGCGGCGCGCGATCGTGCGAGCAGCGTTGATCCGGTGCGTCACGCTCACCTGCGGCACGATGTCGGTCTTGTAGCCGGCAGCGCGGAACTGCTCTAAAGCGCTGGTGCGGGTCGCGAACGTCTTCGCTCGCGCGTCGTGAGGCAGCCAGACCTGACCGATGCGCTCCGGCGTCCAACCGAGCCTCTCGTTGAAGCGATCGAGCCAGTCCTGAGCATCGAGCCCGCTATCTTCGACGTACGCGAGGCAAGCGAACCAGCCGCCCGGGAGGCGCTGCCACAGCCACCAGGCGCACGTATCGTTGAACCCCAAGTCGCCCGACAGCTCCAGCGGCGAACCGTCAGGATCGGCGACCAGATCATCGAGCAGTCGCCCCTCGCGATGAGCGGCTTCGAGCCACGGACCGAGAATCGAGCCGACGTTCGCTGCGCTGAAGTCGCAGTAGTATTCCTGCCGCGCGAGATTCTCCGGCATGCCTTCACGCACTTCCTGCTCGACCTGCTCGCGCGTCATGACGCCGGTGACGTCGATCGGCATGACCGCGTAGTACCAGCGGCCGGTGTCGTCCTTGCGCGCGACCTCGCCAATCTCGTAGAAGCTGTTATAGCCGCGCGGCGTGCTGATAAACGCAGCGGTGCCGTTGTTCTCGGTGAGAATCGGACGCACGAGATGCCACGCTCGCGGATGCGTCAATGCGAACTCGCTGAACGTCACGTGCACCGGGTTCGCGCCGACGTTCGAGTCGAAGTTGTCGGCACCGATGAGCTGGATGATCGAACCGCACTTCAGTTCGATCTTCATCTCCGTCTCGTTGCGCTTCGCCACGATCTCGGGCGGAAACGTGGCGTCAATCAAGCGCTTCCCGTCCAACGTGATGTTGTCCCAGACCGCCTTGCGCGCCTGCTTCAGCGTCGGCAGCATGTGCCAGTACGTGCCGATGCGCTGATGCGCCATCTTGCTGATCTGCGCCAGCATCGTGCGATCCTTACCGCCGCGACGATGCACGCACCAGAACGCGCGCTTACCGCCGCGATCGAAAAATGCCATGATCGGCTTCTGGTAGTGGCGCGGCGTGAAGTTCGCCGGCAGCTCGATCTTTGCCACGTGCTTCAGAACGTCAGAATCGCGATCGGCAGCCAAAGCTGGACCGCGAGCGAGACCGCGAACATCGCGTCACCGAAGAACTCGGGCATCTCGCTCATCGCAATCGCTTCGACCGGATGCTGAACACCGGGCGCCCTTCTGAGTTAACCGGATGACGCCACCCGGTCGGGTCTTTCACCATCGTATCGACCTTCCACCCGAAGACAGCCCAGAACGGGCCCGGCGGCCACACGACGATCGCGCTGTAGTCGACCACGGTGTAGACCGTGATCCAGCGGCCGATCGATCGATACCGCATGCCATCCTGCAAGTGCGAGTAGTTGTAGTAGCCGATCTTGTAGTCGTACTGCGGCGTGAGCTCGCTCGGCTTGAAGCCCATTAGGAAGCCGTAAAGCGTGTTGCGGAACCCGAGCCAGTAGATGTCACCGATCACGCGACCGTAGCGCTCGTAGACCGCGCGCACGGTCGGCTCGTACTGGCCGCGATGCGCGCCCACGCCGTCGCGCACGTACGGATCATCGATCGTGTCGACCCAACGGGGATAGCGCAGGCGCAGGATCGCGCATACCGCGACCACGATGAACGCGACCGGCCACAACAGGATCGAAAGCAGCCCGATCGCGGCGCCCTTGAGCGTTGTCATTGCGTGTCTCCTTCGGTGCGAATGACGATCTGCAAAGGACCGTCGTCGACGCCATGGACCTTGAGCGGCAAGACCTTGCCGACAAGCTGGAGTAGCGCTACGCGCTCCTCCTTGTGCGGAGACAGTCCGAAGCGCTCCAGATAGGCCACGATCGCGTCTTTCGACGCGGACGGATCCTCGGCCGCGATGCGGCGGCCGATGGCCTTGGCGGCCTCTAGGATGGCTTCCCGGAGCTCGGTCGTGAGTTTGTTCGGCGAACCCTTCGGCCGGCCGTTGGGGTTGTTCGACGGTCGGCCCTTCTGGAACGGCATAGTTGTTTTCTCGCAACAAAAGCAAAACCGGCCCGCATTGTAGCAGGCCGGCGACAGTCGGGTGTTGTGCTTTTCAGTGCTCCTCTGGCTTCGAGTACCTCGACACGTCATCGTATGCGGTCATGTCCTCGTTGTTGCGGTAGACGCTTATCGTGTTCGGCCAACCCTCGGCGATCAGCTTTTTGCGTAGTTCCCGCGCCAACGTAGAGCTAGGGCACAGTATCTGCGCCAACTTACGATTCCCAATTCTCACGTCGAAAGCTCTCATCTTGACACCTCCGCGAGCCGCTTCCCGTATCCGTTCACGATGAAGTAGGCGGGGTTGAATTCACCCCATTCGGCAGCCTTCGGCCCTACCAGCTCACCGGTACCGGTGGACGGGCAGTACACCGCGAAGCAGTCCTGCGCATACCGGTCGCACAGGTAGTCGACCATTGTGCCGGTCGGCCGATGCTTCACCGAGACGACCGCAGTCGGCTCGGTATCGCTCTTCGGCGTACCGAGCAGTACCGGGGACATGCCGAAGTAGTGCAAATCGCGCACCAGTCGCATTGCGTCGACTTCACCTTTTCCATCGTTCCGGTTCAACCCGAAGTTCAGAAGGAACATCTCACATCTCCTTTCAGGTCCCGGTTGAGGCCGATCCCCAACCGTTGAGCGTACTTTAAAGCGTATCCGTGCCGCTGTCAAGCCCCCGGGCCTACCGTTCGTCGGCCACGAACGGCTGTTGCGTTTTCGCAACACTTGCACCCGGGCGCAAGGTTTGATCGGCGGCTTCGGCAGGGCTTCGACCCGACCAGTACCTCAACCGGTACCTCGACCAGTTCTACCGACCAGTACCAGTACCGCCCTTAAGGGGCGGTACTGGTACTGGTACTTGTACCACCAGTACCGGTACTAGTTGGTACTGGTGGTACTGGTCGAACCGCAACCCCACACCACAAGAAGCGCCCCACGTTCACCCGCTTTAAATTCTATCTTGCCGGCCTCACGTAGGGCTTCCAGATCGGCGAAAAAGCGGTTCCTGTTGCCGCCGACGGCCGCAAATAGGGCATTCTTGCTGAGCCCGCCCGGGAACGGCTCCAGCGCCTTCCTGACGCGTTCCTCGGCCTCTTTCATCCGCCCGGCTGCCGCCTCCTCCTCTACCGTCGGCTCGACCACGCACGAAGTCATCTCGTCGCCGTCCTCATCGAACCCGAGCCCGACCACCGACAACCGGAACCAGCCGAATCCGCCGATCCCGTCCCCATCCCGGCACTTCGTGAGCTCGATCGTCCGGGTCGGGGCTACCCGATCACCCACGATCGTAATCTCCGTGTCGAGGGCTCCCAGAAGCGACGTATGCCCACGAGCACCCTTCGTCTCATCCTTCCCCAGATGATGGACGACCACCACCGAGCAGCGATACGCATCTCGAAGCCGCTTTATAGCGCCCACCGCGGCGCCCATGTCCTCGCTGCTGTTCTCGTTCCCGCCCGCCAGCGCGAGATTCAGCGTATCGAACGCGATCAGCCTCACGCGCCCGCCGAGCGACTGCTCGATCTCCCCGATGCGCTCCATGACGCGAGAAACGCTTTCCGGGTCGCGCAGGTTCGGCCAACCACTCTCAATCACGATCCGACTGCCGACGCCGTCGAACCGCTTGCGCAGAGCACGCGCACGTACGACCATCGAGCCCTCGTAGCTGAACACGACGCAGATCGAGCGCTCGTCCGCCTTGACGCGACGCCCGAACCACGTAACGTCCGACGACCCTGCGCGCTCAACGGCCGCGCACAGGTCGAGAAGCAGGAAGCTCTTCCCCGCGTTCGGGGAGGCGATCAACCCGACGAGAGACACCTTCGGGATGAGACCCTTGACCAGCCAGTCGGGTGGCTTGCGCTCCGCGATGCTCGCGATCGTCTGGATATCGGGCGACTTTTTTGCGGGGGCTGCGGGCTCCTCCTGCGCGCCCGCGACCGGCTCGAAGTCGAGCTTCGCCGTGCTCATTCCAGCTGCTCGAAGCAACGAATACGCTCCAGCGCTTCGAGGGTTGAAGCTCTCCCAGCGCTTGATGCACGCATCGCGGTCGTAGTTCGGCGCCGTGCGGCTCCAAGCATCGTAGACGTCGAACTCGAAACCCTCGGATCGCAACGCGTGCCCGACAGCGATCCACGATCCGTAATCCTCCGCATCGAGATGCGGGAGAGCTTTCAGGCACTCGATCTGGCGCTGCGTGTAGTCGGACTCCGGGATGTCGAACTCGACCGGGGAACTGCGGCGGATCATCGATCCGGTGGAGCCAGTCGCACCGGCCTTGCGCTGCCAACCAGACGCAAGCAGACGCTCCTCGATCTCATCGAGGATTCGCAACGCCGCCGTCTCGTCGACCGTCGTTAGATCATGCGACTCGACATCTCGCGGCCCTCGACCGCCGACCCACATGTACGGCCTGCCGGTGTCTGGGTGAGTACCGTACGCGATGAACTGCTGCCCGTCTGCGAGCCATTCGATCGCACCGTGTTCGCTGTCGCGTACGTACTCGCGCCTCATTTTGCGGAACGGGGCGTCGGTGCGGAACAGGTAAAGCGCGCCTTTGCGCCCTATGCGTTTCGGGTTGTTGCCGATGACGCTTTCGACGATGTCGAGCACAGACGAGTCTTCGAAGTCGACATCGAGTGCCGGTGTCGATCGTGTGAGAAGACCGACGTTCGCCTCGTAGTGCTTCGCCGGATTGACGCCGACCTTGTTTTGCCAATCGCTGTAGATCGGGCGCTTGCCTGCGCACGGGATCGGCTCGTATCCGCGCGCGAGTAGATCGTTCGCTATCGTCCCGTAGATCATCGCTCCTCCAGCTCATTCAGGATCGCGCGCTCGAACTCCTTCGCGAGCTGACCGGATGACGCGTACTTGCCTTTCCCGCTCGCGTTGACGAAGAAGTTCGACTTGATAAACGCGCACGCTGTCTCGATGGAGAGAGGGCACCAGAACTCGATATGCTGGTAGAGTTCGTGATCGCTGTGGCCGTGCTTCGCGAAGTCGAACTCGGGCATCAGAACTTTGCGCTCCGCGACGTAGCAGATCGAGTCGATCGTCTTGACCAGATCGGTGAGATGGTCGTCCGGCTGCGGGAGTTCGAACTTGTCAGAGATCGTGCGTTGGATGCGCTTCTCGATCTCGCGGAACTGCGGCACGAGCGACTTCAGCGGCGAAGATATGTCGCCGACGTAAGCCTCCGCTGCGTCGTGCATCAGGCAGAGGATGCGCAGATCGCTGACGTACGGGAGGGAGTCCGACTTCCATCTCGACGCGAGGTGATACGCGAGCAGCGAGTGTTGCGCTACGGTCCAGCGCGTACGCGTGTGGCCGGTGAACCGGTTGATGTGGGACAGCGCATAAGTGATATCTTCGAGTCGGACGAGTTCAGGCTTCGGATCGGCAAGATTGAATAGGATGCCGCTCCGCGTCAGGATGGACGGGGTGTGGTTCACGTGTTCCTCGTTGGCGGGTTGAACAGAGGGGCGATGACTGTATCATGAACCTGCGCCGCCCCAGCCAACGCGGGATCGCGTACTCTCGCTTCTTACTTAGAGCCTCTGCGGGCTGCGGGCGGCGCTTCGTTCTGACCGAGATAGCGCGCGATCGCCCAACGTACGACGGCGCTGAAGCTGACGGAATACTGCTTAGCGATACCTTGCAGCCTCTTCTGCGTCGCTTTGTCGATGACCAGACCGATATGAACTTCGTTCTTGCGCATGGTGGGTTCTCCAGTTCTGTTGAAAAGGGATTCAAGTATGGCATACTGCGCGCCTCACTCAACACGGAGAGCACGACATGCCGGTCTTTTCCATCGTAGTAAACATCGACGACGCGAACGACATCCAGGAATCGATCAACGCTTTACAGGCGCTGCTGCCATCCGCTGAACGCGTAGAGCTCATTCGCGAGACCGCTGGCGCGGTGAAGGTGCAGCAGCCGGATGAGGAGCCGAGCATTCCGAAGGTCTACAGCGGCAACGAGCTACGCAAGCTGGCAGCCGAGAAAGCGAAGCAGATCGGCGCCGAGAAGGTAAAAGCGTTCGTGGCGTCGCTGGGGCTGAAAACGATCACGGAGGTCGCCCCAGAGGACAGCGCCGAGGTCTACGAGAAGCTGCGGGCGCTGCAATGAGCGCGACGATTCTTCTGGTGGCCGCGGTGACACTCGCGTATGCGGTCACGTCGATCCTGTTCGCTCTGAAGGGCAGCCCGCTCTGGGTCGTCTACTTCGGCTACGCGGTGGCGAACATCGGTCTGATCCTCGCCGACGCTTGGGGGTCGTGACATGGCCTACCACGCGAGGCTTTCGCCGTCGAGCGCGCACCGCTGGATGCGATGCCCGGGCTCGGTCGCGTTCGCGGAGCAGTTCGAGCAGCAGACGACAGACGCGAGCGACGAAGGAACCCTCGCTCACGAGCGCGCCGCGCAGGAGCTCGAAGCTCGCATTTTCGGAAGAGAGCTCCGGCTTTGCGAGGTTCCGGACGACTGGCTGCCTCATATCCACAACTACGTGGGTTACTGCTTGGGTCTGTCAGAAGACGCGGAGTGGGTCGCGGTCGAGCACCGGGTACCGATTGGTCACCTGACCGGTGAGTACGCGCCCGACGGCGCGCTGGCGACAGGCACCGCAGACTTCATCACTTTAAATGATGGAGTCCTGCACGTTTGCGACTTCAAGTTCGGGAAGGGCGATCTCGTGTTCGCGGCGGAGAACGAGAAGGGGGTCCGGTTGCTGAACCCGCAGCTTGCGATGTACGCTTCGGGCGCGATGTACGAGCTCGGGTATCTCGTGGTCGAAAAGGTCGTCCTACACGTCTGCCAGCCGCGACGAGATCATATCGACACCGTCGAGGTGACTCTGGACGAGATGGAGGAATTCGAGGAGCTCGTACGCAAGACGGCGGATGATGTCCGAAAGCTGCCGCACGTCTACTATCCGTCGCCGAAAGCGTGCCGCTGGTGCCCCGGGCGCGCGTTCTGCTCCGCGCGCAAGTCGATGGTCGAGTCGATGACATCGTCTGAGTTCAACAAGCTACAGCCGTACGAACTGGCCGAAGCGCTGAAGCAGGTTCCAAACGTCCGCCAGTGGTGCGACGATATCGAAGCAGGAGTAGTGGCCCTACTGCGCAGGGGCGACAAGGTCCCCGGCTACAAGCTGGTCGAGGGGCGCGCGACTCGCCGATGGAGGGTAGAAGCAGAGCATGAGCTGCCGGCCGTCCTCGGTGACGACGCATGGCGCGTCGAGCGCAAGCTGATCACGATCGGGGATGCTGAAGCACGTCTCGGAAAAGGGCACGAGCTCATCGAGCGTCTGACGATCAAACCGCAGGGAGCCCCGCAGCTCGCTCCCGAATCCGATCCACGGCCGGCGCTGCGGCTCGATGCGTCGGCTGACTTCCAACCCGAGCACAACGAGGAGTAAACGTAACATGGCACGAGTGTCAAAACGCATCGTTCTCAAGAACGTCCGATTCAGCTTCCTGTCCGTCTTCCGTCCGAAGGAGGACCTTCAGGGCCGCAAGCGCTACTCGACGACGATCCTGATCCCGAAGGATCATCCGCAGGTGGCCGAGGTGAAGTCGGCGATCAAGTCGATCATCGATGAGTGCTGGAAAGGTAAGACGGCCGGACTGCACAACCCTCTGCGCGACGGCGATGACAAGAACGACTCGAACTACGGCCGCGAGGGCTACGCTGGCCACTACTTCCTGAACGCTAGCTGCCCTGAGGATCGCGCGCCGGATGTCGTCGACGCATCGCTGAACAAGGCGAACCCCGCCGACTGGAACAGCGGCGATTACGGTAACGTATCGGTGGTCCTCTACGATTTCGACGTGACCACGAAGAAGGGTGTCGGCTGCGGACTCGGCAACGTGCAGCTTGTCCGCAAGGGCGAGCCGCTGGCTGGCGGGCCTCGTGCTGATCGTGAGTTTGCGGTCGAAGCTGTCGAGCCCGAGGAGGATTTCTGATCCCCTGACAAAAAGGGGCTTAGGGGCCTGCCGGGGTGCCCCCTCCAGAAACCCCGGCACCTTTTCACACCCACCTACCACGAGGTTCATCATGGACAAAGATGAGGATCAGCACGAGCCGGGCGTGAAGCTGGACTACGACAAGCCGCGCCACAGCCTCGTACTTGGCGACTTCGCGAACGCTCTCGACTTGGTCACCGCAGTCGGCACGTACGGTGCGCAGAAGTATTGCGATCGCGGATGGTTGACCGTACGGAACGCGACCGAGCGTTACATGGATGCTTTGTGGCGTCATCTTCTCGCGTACCATCGCGGGGAGGAACTCGATGAGGAGTCGCTCCTGCCGCATCTCGCTCACGTCGCGTGGAATGCTCTCGCTGTTCTGGAGCTGGAAGAACGGTGGCTGACAGGTGAGGGTGAATGACCGAAGAGCAGAAAGAGCGGAAGCGAGCTCGCGATAAGGCTTGGCGCGAGGCCAACAAGGAGCGGAAACGCGCTATTAACAAGGCTTGGCGCGAAGCTAACAAGGAAAGGGCGCGCGCCTGTGAAAAGGTTTGGCGCGAGGCCAACAAGGAGCGGGAGCGCGCCCGTGCCTGTGCCCGTACTAAGGCTTGGTACGAGGCCAACAAGGAGCGGGCGCTCGCCCGTGCTAAGGCTTGGCGCGAGGCCAACAAGGAGGCAGTTTCAAACTACGCAGCGATCCGCCGGGCCCGTATGCTTGGCCAGACAATAGACGAGAGCTGCCCTATCGTGAAGTCCATCTATGCTATCGCGCGAGCCTACCGTAAGGCTGGTCTCGATGTCCACGTCGACCACGTAATCCCTCTCGTACGTGGGGGACTGCATCACTGGTCCAACCTGAACGTTGTATTCGCGGAGTACAACCTGCGCAAGGGGGCGAAGATGCCGCACGAGGTCGAGCTATGAGGCTCTCGGCACTGCGAAGGCGAGCACGCATCATCGTACTCTTCATCCCGGCTGTCTTCGTCTATCTGTCCCACTACATCGCAATCGCATTCTCGGAACTGTTCGAAGACGCCAGAAAAGCTTGGAAGGAAACACGTGCATCTCGACTACGAGACCTACAGTGAGTCCGATCTCAAGACGGTCGGCCTTGCGCACTACGCTCGCCACCACAGCACCCGCATCATCCTCGCCGCTTGGACAGACGAGCGCGGCAATCTGAAGCAATATGATGAGCGCAACCCGAAGTCGAACACGCTCGACGAGTTGCGCTCCGACCTACTCGAAGCGAAGATCATCCACGCTTGGAACGCCGGTTTCGAGCAGGAGCTCACGGAGCACGTCCTCGGTCTGAAGCTGCCCGACGAGAAGTGGTCCTGCACGATGGGCCACGCGCAGTACCGCTCGCTGCCCGCGTCGCTCGACGAGGCATGCCATGCTCTCGGGATCGAAGGGAAGACGAGCGAGTCGTCACGCTTGATCCGCATCTTCTGCATGCCGCCGAAGCCAGTCAGCCCGAAGGAGCAACCGGGCGACTGGCAGCGTTTCGTCGAGTACAACCAGAACGACATCGTCATCGAGGCTGCCGTCGCGACGTATCTCGACGAGATCGGTCTCGGGTGGCCGGAGGAGGAGCTGCGCATCTATCAGATGTCGCAGAGGATCAATCGACGCGGAGTGCCTGTCGATGTCGAGCGCGCTCGTGTCGCGAGCCGCGTCTTCGATCGTCTGTGCGCTGATGCGTTGCGTGAGATTCAGCAGATCACGGGGATCGAGAACCCCAACAGCCCGATCCAGATCAAGCAGTGGGTGCAACGTAAACTGGGCGTTCAGCTTGACTCGCTCGACGCTGCCACGATCAACGGTCTGTTGAGCAAGGAGCTGCCGCAGGACGTACGGCGCGTGCTTCTGCTGCGCGTCGGTGCAGGGATGTCGGCGCCGAAGAAGTACGACGTAGCGGTCCGCCAGACCGTCGACGGCGTGATGCGCCACATGCTCCAGTACAGCGGGGCGGGGCGCACTCATCGGTGGAGCGGGCGCGGCTTACAGCCGCAGAACTTACGCCGCGGTCTCGGCAGCGACGAAGAGATTCAGACTGCGTGGGACGTCCTACAGCACGAAGACGTCGACCTTCTCCGTTCGCTCTATCCTGCGCCGTTCAAGCTGGTCGCCGATCTCGTGCGCTCGATTGTGCGCGACCCGGGAGGTCGCAAGCTCGCGATCGCCGACTTCGCTTCGATCGAGGTCGTGATGCTCTACTGGGCTGCTGGCGACGAGGAGAAGATGAAACGGTTCGCCGAAGGGCTCGACCCGTACAAGGACTTCGCCGCCGCGCAGTTCGGCGTGAAGTACGAGGAGGTCACGAAGGAGCAGCGCACTTTCGCCAAGCCGCCGGTGCTCGGGGGCGGCTACGGTCTCGGAGCCAAAACGCTGGTTGAGTACGCCGCGGGAATGGGCGTCAAGATGACGCCCGAAGAAGCGCAGCGCGCGATCCGCACGTATCGCGACACGCACCCTCTGATCGTCGCTCTGTGGGATGGGCTCGAAACGGCGATGAAGCAGTGCATCATCCACCGCAAGCCGTACAGGTACCGCGAGTTCGTCTTCGCTCCGCGCGATCACCACGTCGTCTGCCGTCTACCGGCAGGGACCGAGATCACCTACATCAACGCTCGCCTGACTGAAACGCGTCGCATGCGCGTCCCGCCCGCTGACGTCGAGTCGTCCGCCGAGAAGCTGAAGGCGTGGAAAGAGGACCCGGATAACTGGTACTGGTCGGACGTCATCCAGTACGACGGGGTGAATCAGCACACCGGGCAGTGGGGGTCCATCTACACGTGGGGCGGGAAGCTCACCGAGAACGTCGTGCAGTCGATCAGCCGCGACGTGCTCGCCCGCGCGTTGCGTGAGGCGGAGCGCCGGGGGCTTGACGTCGTCCTGCACGTCCACGATGAGATCGTCGTGCTGGCTCGCGAAGGGCGCGAGGAGGCGGACCTACGCGAGTTGCAGGAGTGCATGACGGCCCCGGACTGGTGCCGGAATGCCCCCATTCGTAGTGCGGGTTTTCTGGCGCCCGCCTACCGGAAAGACTGATTCAGAACGCGCGCGAGGCCGCCTATAACGCAGCCGAGCGCGGCGAATGGTGAGGAGGTTATATGGAAGAGTACGTCTTTAAAACGGTCCAAAAGTCAATGAGCGTTGACACGCAAAAAGGGTCTCCGATAACTTGTTCAGTGAAAAAATCCCGCAACAGCGAGGGGTTTGGCTCGATCGAGCTGATCGTCGATAACCGTGTGGCGTTGCGACTGGACACGAATGCGCATGGCAGTCTTTACACGACAGTAGCTAAGCAATTGGCGAGTTTGCTGAACGAAGTAGCCGACGCCCCATGCGAACTGTAGGAGAACAGCCATGACCCGCGAAGAATGGCTCGAAGCAGCCGTCCGTGCGCTGCTGGATGACGTGTTCAACGGCGCGATCCCGAAAGATCGAGTCCGCGTAAGCTGCGGATGGCCGCATCGCGGCGGCGTCTCGGAACGCAAAAAGACGCTCGGGCAGTGCTGGCCGCGCGCATCGTCAACGGACGGTACGAACCAGATTTTCATCAACCCGATCCTCTTCGACGGCGAGAAGGTGCTCGAAGTGCTTGTCCACGAACTATGCCACGCGATCGACGACTGCCAGCACGGGCACGGAAAACCTTTCATCGCAATCGCGAAGGCCGCCGGGCTGCAAGGTCCGTGGACCGGTACGTCCGCCGGGCCTGAACTCAAGGAAAAGCTGCGTCTGATTCTTCAGGAGCTCGGCCCGTATCCTCATGCAGCTCTGAAAGTCGAATCGAGGACGGTGCAGAAGACCTTCATGTTGAAAGCCGAATGTACGGGCTGCGGCGCAGTTATCCGGATCACGCAGAAGTGGGTAGACGCGGCGTCAGCGCGTGGCGGGCTGCGTTGCCCGGTCTGTGAGAGCACCGAGCCGATGATCGTCGAGAGGGGTTGACATGAAGAACTGGGAGCTGTTTCTGATTGTGGTCGGCGCATACGCTCGCGCGATCATCGTCGTCATCCTCGCTTTCGCTGTTCTCGTCTTCGTGTTCGGCTACTCGACCAAAGCATGCGCGCAGCCCATCAAGCCGACCAGCGACGTCAGGAAGTTCGAGCTGACGATCGAGTGGTACGACGACCGGCTCTCCGTCATCAACCGCTGCCGCAAGCTCGGCGCGTGGCGCGGCGTGCCGGATGATCTGGTCGTGCGGCAGCGCTACCCCGGGTGCGCGGAGTTCTACCCGGAGTCGAATCGCTGCGTCATCCATGTCCAGCGCCCGAAGATGCTGGACGACCCTCTGACGACCGTCGTAGGGCATGAGGTCCTTCATTGCGCACTCGGGGAGTACCATTGACCGACGGCGCTTGACACGCGGCCCGGAATCGGGCCACAATTCCACCACCCACCATGAAAGGAGCTACCATGACAATCGAGATTCGCCTGAAACCCTTGATGGGAAAAGTCGACAGCCTCGGGCTGCTGAAAGCTGAGGCGGCTGAAGTCGCGCGCGAGGAAGAGGAGCTGAAGCGCGAGCTTGTCGAGTTCGCTGAATCAGTCGGGCTCGACACCACGAACTCGATCCGCATCGAAGGTACCTGCTATGCTGCGACCGTCGTCCGCACCCTGAGGTCGAAGACGAACTGGCAAGCCGTCGTCGAAGGTCTCCTCGCCGAGAACAAGACCTTGCTCGGTGCGGTGTCCCGCCTGATCGAGAAACACACTGACCTTGGTGACGGAGCGGTCACCACGGTTCGAGTCACCAGCCTTTAGGAGGAAGTCATGCTCTACGGTCTTTTCATCGCCTCTCTCATCGCGGCAGCCTTCTTCGCGCGATCGTGCAAACGCGCCCTTGACGGCGGTGATAGGCGGTGGATGATCTACTTTCTGCTGTCGTTGGGGTCGGCCGTTGTTTCAGCACTCATCTCCGCCTTCATCGGCTTTTCCTTCGTCAGCGACGCGCACGCTAAGACGACAGTCCGCGAAGAGCCCGGCGTCGTCATCATCGAGAATGACGAAGGTGTTGCGATCGTCGATTCTCTTGGGGTCGAGATCAAGAAAACGACCGACGGGCAGCTCTACTACCAGACGATGATCGCGATCTCGGCCCCGAAAGGATCGCAGCCGGTCGTCGTCTACGGCGCAGTGTTGCGCGGACAGTGCCTTGCGAAGCGCGGCACGATGCTTCTGCTCGACGTCGGCACCGGGATGGTCGTTGCGAAGGGCGACTACAGCCCGGAGCTGACCGCTGAGGGGTCGGCAGCCTCGATGATCGGCGAAGCCGTCTGCGCTGCCGGGGAGAAAAAGCCTCGGGGGCCGATTGCTTGAGTCCGCTTTAGAGCGAGCGTGCAGGGGCCGCGCCGCGAAGCGCGGCTGCCTGCTGGTGAAGGTGAAGCCGGTAGACGTTGGCTGGCCGGACAGGGCTCTGCTGCTTCCGGACGGCTACGTGGTCTGGATCGAGTTCAAGCAGCCCACCGGCCGGCTCCGCCCGGCGCAGGAACAGACGCTCGCCCGGCTCCGCGCGCTCGGCCACGCCGCTATCGTCATCCGGTCTCGCGACGACTTCGACCATGTCCTCGATCACCTACTCTCCGCACCCGTTTCAGCGCCGCGCGCTGGAGCGCATGCTCAGCAGCCCTTCGTACGGGCTGTTTCTGTCCCCCGGAGCTGGCAAGACTGGGATCGTCCTCGCCGGGCTGACGGAGCTGAAACGAGCCGGAGCCATGCGCGCGGCTCTCGTCATCGCTCCGAAGCGGCCGATGGAAAAGACGTGGCGGCAGGAGGCGGAAAAGTGGGGCTTCCCGCTGACGTTCAGCCTCGTCGCAGGAGGCCCAGAAAGGCGCCTGAAGGCTCTTCAGGAGCCGGCTGACGTCTACCTACTCAACCCGGAAAACGTCGCTTGGCTGGCCGATCTGAGCCTCTCGCAGACGCCTGCGTGGGACGTCCTCGTGGTCGACGAGTCCCAGAAGTTCAAGAACACGCAGGCCCAACGATCGAAGGCTTTAAAGGCCATGCTGCCGCAGTTCCGCCGACGTTACTGCTTGAGCGGCACCCCGGCAGCCGAGAGCCTGATGGACCTATTCGGGCAGGTCCGCATCCTCGACAACGGGCGGCGACTCGGGCGCACGCTGACAGCATTCCGCGAGCGGTACTGCATCGAGATGCCACAGTGGGGCGGCTACAGCCTGTGGGCGCTGCGTGAGGGGGCTGACGCCGAGATTTACTCCGCCATCTCCGACATCTGCTACCGCCTCGACGCGGCCGACTACATCGAGATGCCGGAGCGTCGCGACAACGACATCCTGATCGAGTCGCCGGATGCCCTGCAAGCCTGCGAGCGCATCCGGCGCGGAACGTTCGACGGGCTACCCGGTCAGCAGGTAGCAGCGAAGCTGAACAGCATGCGGCAGGCGACTGGCGGGGCGATCTACCTTCCCGACGAGTCCGTGCAAAATTTGCACGACGACAAGCTGCGCGCTCTAGCCGATCTGGTCGACGAGCATCAGGGGGAGCCCCTGATGGTCGCCGTCCAGTACCGGCACGAGATCGACCGCATCTTGCCGTATCTCGCCAAGCACGTCGGCGTGCGCACGGAGTTCATCACCGGCGGTCTCGGCGCGAAACAGGTCAACCGACTCATCGACGAATGGAACGAGGGCCGGCTGCCTGTTCTCGTCGTCCACCCGGGAAGCGTCAGCACCGGCCTGAACCTTCAGTCGGGCGGGCGCGCGATCGTGTGGTACAGCATCACATGGTCGCTCGACGAGTACATCCAGACCAACGCACGCATCTGGCGTCAAGGCCAGAAGCGTGGTGTCGTGATCCACCATCTCATCGTGAAGGGCTCGATCGACGAGATCGTGCTCGAAGCGATTCGTCGCAAAGACATTACCCAAGAGGAGCTCTACCGTGTTCTCGAAGCCTCAATTGAAGCCTGACTCCCACTACTACATCGGCAAGCCGTGCCGCTGCTGCGGCGGAACGCTGCGCTACTTGTCGAACAAGAGCTGCGTCACGTGCGGTAAAGGGCGCTCTCGCGTTCGCTGGCGCATCGAAAGCGGACAGGTCGATGAGTACCTGAACGATCTGATCGACGCACTCCCAGACTCTAAGCTGCCGCCCATCGATAGCTTATTCGGCCGACGACTGTGTTACGGGATGATCCAGCAGGCTGTCGAAGACCTGAGGTCCGACGATCCGGAGCTGGTGGATGGCGCGAAGGTCTGGATGCTTTCCGACAGCACACGTCCGATGTCGTTCCGCTTCTGCTGCGACGTTCTGGGCGTCGATCACGACATCGTGGCTTCCGCGATCCTGAGCGGAAGAGTGACTCGTCTACCTGAACTTGCTGCGTAAGTACCGCAGGCTGACGAACATCTCGTCGAACGTTCCGGCGCGGACTTCGTGGAGCATCACGATTCCGCGCCAGTGCTTGTTTCCCTGCGGTCCTAGGTAGTCCTCTTCGTGCTCGTAACACGAGCCAACGATCATCCCGGTGATGGTCTGCCCGTCAGCCCTTGTCGCGTACGCGATCTGCTTGCCTTGCTGGTGGCCGGCTACGCAGCTCATATGCTTCTTTGCCAGTAACGCTGATGCTGTAGTGATTGGTCGCCCCATCACGCCAGACGTGAAGTAGTGGGCGTACATCACCCCGTCGCGCTGCACCGGGCGCAGGAACTCATGAACCCGCCACCCGAAGCTCTCGTATTCGAGCTGTTCCAAAGACAGCACGCCGTCTAGCTCCGGTTGGAGCTCGGTAGCGCGGACGATGCGGTGCTCGTGGTTCCCGAGCGTCAGGTCAAGCGTCGGCCGGTACCCGGCGGCCCTTGCGATCGGTGTCATTAGCACTTCCATCGCCGCCTTCGCGGCGTCGATGTCGGCCAAGTAGCGCCGGCCCTCGAACGACTTCTTGCCCTTGTCGTAGCTCGACAGCGAGGCCATGTCGGCGAAGTCGCCGAGGCAGATGATGCGGTCCGGCCGCTTCTCGGCGGCGTATCGTCCGATCGCTTCGAGGAACTTGTTCGAAATTCCGGGTTTTGCCTGTACGTCGGGGATGATGAGATGCTTCAAGCTGCTGCCCTCGCGTGGTCGATGCGGGTGGATTCGATGATGCGATTCATCCAGTGATGGAAAGACGGGTTGTCGATCATGAAGGCCACGAAACCGATCGAGAAGCCGGTCACGAAGCCCTCCTCCCCGCTCTCGTCCCGTACACCGTAGACGTGGTTGATCGCGTGCCCGATCTCGTGGAGGATCGTCGTCAGCACGCGGTCCGGTGAGTGGTTGCGCGCGTGGTCGCGGTTGATGTGGATCACCCCGTTGTCGAAGTCGCACAGCCCGTTCAGGAACTTCATGTCGGGCAGCGTGCGGTGGCTGGTGAAAGCGATCCGCATCCTGTAGGCCCCGATCTTCACCGTCTTCGGCAGCCCCTCTTGGATCGGAAGCCTGCGGTTCATGGGCGTCGTTCGAAATGAGGCTTGTCTTTAAAAGACGCCCAGTTTCCTCCCCACGAGTTCTTCGGTGATAGCGCTTCCCAGAAGCGGCCGAGCTCTTCGATGTCGTACGTCAGCTCTCCGCCCTTGAAGAAGTAGATGTCGGCAGCGCAACGCCGCACGTGGTTGCTGTTCATCGTCTTCGAGCGCCCGGCCGCTACGTGTAGCTTCTGCATCTCGATCGGACGCTCGAATTCGCCGAAGGTGTACTCGTAGCCGAGACCAGAAGCGTACGTCAGCAGCCGCACGATGTCGCGCGCGAAAGCGCTTTGCTCCTCACGAAGGCTGCTCATCGCTTGCTCCGGGTCCAGATCGTCAGCCCCTTCTCGACGCTCCTGCCGCCGACGTAGCTGATGACGAGAGCCATCGCAAGGTTGCCGAAGATGTCGATGTAGGCGTTCTGGATGTCGAACCCCGCCCCGCTCCCGACAGCGAATGCTGTGAGGGCCAGCAAAACGTACGCGAGCGACGCCGGACGGATGTTCTTCGACAGCCAGCTATCGCTGGTCATGTCAGCCTGCCAGCGCTTCGTGATCTCCTGCGCCTCTGCAGCCTCGCCCTGCTGCTCGATTCGTTTTTCTTCAATTGCGAGAGCGAGCAGCTTTTCCGGCCTCTCCGCCTCGATCTTCTTCAGCGCGAAGAGCTGCTCCGGCGTCAGGCCGCCGGACGTCATGTCGGGCAGCTTCATCCCGAGAGCCTGCTCGACCTTCTCCTTCCCGGCGGTCATCAGCGCGTTCGCCACAAGCGGCAGCCCGTTGGCGATCAGGTACCCTAGGATCGGTGCCATGTTACTCCCCCGGCCGGCGTTGCTGGATTACCGTGATCACCAGCTCCCGCAGAGACCGGATTTCGGTCATCAGTTGCGTGAACTGCGAGTCGCTGTGATCGCGGCGGACGTACGTCTCGCTGACGTGACGCTCGAAGTTCGACAGCGAATCGCGGTTGCGGAGGACCTGAGCCCATATCGCTGTCGCGACTCCTGACAAGACGATCCACAGCCCTGAGAGGACTGCCAAAGCTAGGTCTCTCCACTCCACCACCACACCCCCTACGTTACGCGGCCTCGGGCTCGCCATCGTTCGTCTCGGGCTTCTTCTCGGCCGCCTGCGCGACGAGCTGAGCTACGTACGCGCGCAGCGCGAGCACTTCGCCCGTCAGGCGGCTGATCTCCGCGTTCAGCGTTTCGATGATGAACTTCGGTTCGAGATTGACTTGGTTCTGCATGGTTGATCTCCTGTGGTTGGGTGGGCCAGCCCAACGTGGGCTGGCCCAACCATTTTACTACGTCTCGCCTGCCACGCTGTTTGTGCTGCCCAGTTCGCTTAGATGAGGTGTTCGGCCTCGATCTGGTAGGTTCCGCTTGAGGCGACCGTATTACCGCCATCAAGAGAGATTTGTATCAGAAGCGCCGAATATCTTACTTGTCCAGGGGATGAAGCCGTAATTCCCCACTGCCGGGTCGTATTCAGTTGCAGCCAAGCGTTCAATGTGCCTGATGGTGTGTCTCCGGATTGAAGCGTTGCCCTGACGTATGCGTTCGGGTTCGAACCTTTCGTCCACCAACGATGTGCAAAGGTGGTTCCATAACCTGTTGCTACACTATTTACAGTTCCATCTGACGCGAACTGAAGGGTTACCGTTATGGCCGAGCCAGAGGAGTATTGGAAGAATTCGCCCGGCAGCGGAATGACGAGCCTGCCCCCAGACGGGGCCATCATCATGTTCATCATCCCCATTACGTCACGTCTCCCATAACAATGGCCTCGGTCGCGCTGTTGAACCAGATGGTCGCCATTCCGCGCGCTGCCAGCGTTCGGTTGCCGGTGTTCGTAGTGCCCGATTGCCGCAGCGTGAGTCCAGAGCCCTGCGTGAGCGTGATCGACGATGCGCTGTCGTTGTAGATGCTGAAGCTGTCGCCGGCGGCGTACGTGTTGGCCGGGATCGTCACGTCAGCGGTGACAGCGATGCACTGAGCGACTTTTGCGGTGTTCAGAGTGGTGTCGGTTGTTCTCGGAACCCTACGGAAGCCAATTTCGTTCGTCATGCTGTCAACGCTGACGTACGATTTTCCATCTGTTAGGAAGCTGATGCGGTTTTGCCCGTTCTGAGTCAAGTTGAATTGAGCGTTCGACAAAGACCCGAAGTAAAGTTGACCACTGACTACCTGCCACGACGAATTGACTCCGCTCGTGTGAAAGATGTTGATGTTTCCGTTATCTACCAATTCGGCGATTACACTTTCCGACCCGCTCCCCCGTCTGCCGAACTGTAGCTTCCAGCCCGTGTTATCGCCGAACAGAATCCTACCTGCTACAGGTGACGAGTAACCCGCCGCAATGGCGACGTTGCTCCCGATGACTGTATTTGGTAAACCTGTGGTGCTGTTCACCAGTATGCTGCCGCCGCTGGTGAGTCCGCCGTTGATCGTGTGAGTGCCGCTGGAAGGTGTGTTGATCGTGACGTTTCCATCTACGGAGATTGATACATGAGAACCACCATTACCAATGGCGGTAATGTTGGTATAAGCGCCAGAGACGCGTGCGCTTGGCACTGTACCGCTCGCGAGATTGCTCGCGTTCAGATTGGTCAGGTTGGCGCCGCTGACTGCTGGGAGGGTTGCCGGGAATCGCGCATCCGGCACCGTACCGCTCGCGAGATTGGAGGCGTTCAGGTTGGTCAGGTTGGCGCCGCTGATCGCCGGAAGGGTGGCCGGGAACCGCGCATCAGGTACCGTGCCGCTCGCGAGATTGGAGGCGTTCAGGTTGGTCAGGTTGGCGCCGCTGACTGCCGGCAGGGTTGCTGG